CAAAGAAGAAATTCATAATGCTGTTAAAGCAATCAATGAAAAAATTAAAGGTGGATACAGTGTATTAGGCGAAGCCGATCATCCAGATGATCTTAATATTAATTTAGATCGTGTATCACACATTATCACAGAAATGGATACTGATGGTGCAAAAGGTATTGGTAAGCTGAAATTATTACCTACTCCAATGGGAAATATTTGTAAAACCCTTTTAGAAAATGGAGTAAAACTTGGCGTTTCGTCAAGAGGTAGTGGTAATGTAGCAGAAAGCGGTAATGTCAGTGATTTTGAAATACAAACTGTTGATATTGTTGCTAATCCAAGTGCCCCGGATGCATATCCAGATCCTCTATATGAGCAGATCATGAATGGACACCGTGGTAATATTTTATTGGATGTTGCAACCGCAGTAAAAGACGACACAATAGCAAATCAATACCTCCAGAAGGAAGTATTAAAGTTCATTGAAAAACTAAACATTAGGAGAAGCTAAATGGCTAATAATGCAATAGAACAACTCCTAAGTTCCGAAGTCCTTTCTGAGGAAGTGCGTTCAACACTTTCAGAAGCATGGGAAGAACGTTTAACAGAAGCTCGAGAAGAGATCACTGCTGAATTACGTGAAGAATTCGCTAACAGGTACGAAACTGATAAGACATCAATGGTGGAAGCACTAGATGCCATGGTATCAGATACGATTAATACCGAATTGAAAGAATTTGCAGCGGACAAAAAAGCGGCAGTAGAAGCTCAAGTTGAGTATAAACGCCAAATTTCGCAACATGCAGAAATACTTGATAAGTTTGTTATGGAAACACTTAACAAGGAAATTACAGAACTACGCAAAGACAGAAAGCTACAAGAAGGCAACTTTGAGAAGCTAGAAGATTTTGTGATGGAACAACTTACTTCAGAACTTAATGAATTCCATAGTGACAAGAAAGACCTTATTGAACAAAAGGTAAAACTTGTTGCAGAAGGTAAAGAAATGATTAATCAAGCTAAAACTGATTTCATTGACAAAGCTTCAACTAAATTAGCTAGTATTGTAGATACAACGTTATCAACAGAACTAGGTACATTGAAAGAAGATATAAAGCAAGCAAAAGAAAATATGTTTGGACGTAAACTGTTCGAAACTTTTGCAGCTGAGTTTATGAGTTCACATATAGCTGAAGGAACACATATTTCTAAACTTTCAAAAGAACTTTCAGATGCGAAGATTCAAATTGAAGAATCGCAAAAAGAAATTGCAGATAGAGAGGCAAAAATTATTATAGAAACTAATAAAGTTACTAAAATTAATGAAAGCCGTGAGCGTGAGTCAGTTATGTCTGAACTAATGTCTCCACTATCTAAAGATAAGCGTGAATTAATGAATAACTTACTTGAAAGCGTAAGCACAAGTAAACTAAAAGCTCAATTCAACAAATACTTACCAACAGTATTAAATGAATCAAGCCCAGTTAAATCACAAAAACTAACAGAATCACAGAAGACTGTGATTACCGGTAACAAGGCAGCAACTGCAAATGAAACTGCAAATGAAGCCGAAATTATTAACCTTAAAAAGTTAGCAGGAATCAACTAAGGAGAATTCCAAATGACACAGAATCTATTTGAAAATTGGGCTGTAACTAAAGACGCCCTTACAGATGGTTTAACAGGTAACAAAAAGGTTGTTATGGAGTCAGTTCTAGAAAACACTAAGAGCTATCTTTCAGAATCAGCCGCAGCTGGTAGCACAATGGCAGGTAACGTAGCATCACTAAACAAAGTGATTCTTCCAGTTATTCGTCGTGTTATGCCAACAGTTATCGCGAACGAACTAGTAGGTGTACAACCTATGACAGGTCCAGTAGGACAAATCCACACTTTAAGAGTAAGATATGGCCAAACAGCAGCTGGTGTAACAGCTGGTGATGAAGCACTATCTCCTTTCGCAATTGCAAAAGGTTACTCAGGTGACGCAGCAACAGGTGGACCGACTTCAACTTCAGCTCTAGAAGCAGAAGCAGGTCGTAAACTTTCAATCCAAGTATTGAAACAAACTGTTGAAGCAAAAACACGTAAATTATCAGCACGTTGGACATTTGAAGCGGCACAAGATGCTAATTCAATGCACGGCTTAGATGTTGAAGCAGAAATCATGCAAGCACTTGCACAAGAGATTACTGCTGAAATCGACCAAGAAGTAATTGGTTCATTACGTTCATTAGCAGGCGCGGCTACAGATACTTTTGATCAAACAGCGATTGCAGCGAAGCACACAACAACTTTTGTTGGTGATACTCACGCAGCATTGGCAGTTCAAATCAACAGAGCAGCTAACCTAATTGCAGCACGCACAAGACGTGGCGCAGGTAACT